ATATTTAGTAGCTTCTGAATCAGTTTCAACAGGTATGATATTAGGTGTTTTACACGCAAGTGCAAGAGGTGATGGTTCATCTACAGACGGTACTTTACAAGCTGGAACTATGGCTTTTGGTTCTGATCAAGGTGGAGGACACTTTGCATCAGCTTCTGTACCTGTTAGTCAATCTGGTGGAGCAACAAGTTCTCCATCTGGATCTGCAGGTATGTTATCAGAAAACGCAGAATTCCAAATTGCTGCAGGAGGAACTACATATAGATTCTTAGCAGCTGACCCTAATAATATTCCTGATGACAGTGCACCACTATTCTATTATTCTACAGGTTCTACTGCCACAGCGGCAACAACGAACTTAGCTGCAAAAATTAATGCTGCAGCGACTCTTACAGATTTAGTAACGGCGAATGGAAATGGAGGTATGTTAGAATTAACTGCTTCTTCTGTAGGTCTTGCAGCTAACTCATATGTTGTAAAATCTGGATCGTCATTAGCGGTTCCAGCAACATTTAACTCTGGCTTACCAGGTCAAGCTTTAGTAGCTGGTGCGTTTGCTGGAGGTCTTGATAATACAGGAAGTAATACTTCATTCCAAGCTGCACTTGATGGTTCAGGAGTAGCTACATTTACAAACTTCAAGACAATCGCATCTTACTCTTTTGATAAGACAAATGCTAACTACTTCAAAAACATATTAGCTACTGATCCAGGTATCCATGTACCTACTGCAGGTCAATCTGCTTTAGAAGCTGCTTATGTTTATTCATTATTTAGTTCACAATCATTTGGTGCAGCTAAAGATAATGAAGGTGGTGGATATAGCTTCAAAGACGCAACTGCAATTACTGCTAGTGTAAACTTCCACGCAGCAGCGGCAACGGTAACTGGAACAAATAGTTCTACTTCTGGAAAATCTTATTCTGCTGCAAGTACTCCTTGGATTATTTCACAGGATATTAACGGTGCTGCAGGTAGTCCATTAATGAAGTTCCATACACTATCACATGGTAATAGTACAAATCAATTATGTAAAGTTAGTATTGTAGCGGTTAAAAAGGCTGGTTCAATAAGCGGACAAGATTACGGAAGCTTCTCAGTACTAGTTAGAAAATTTGATGACACAGATACAAAGGTTGTAGCACTTGAATCTTACAACAACTGTAATTTAGACCCTAATTCACCAAACTACGTTGCTAGATTGATTGGTGATCAGCACAAATATTATCAAGATATTGGTACAGACAGTAAATTAGTTGTAACGGGTGATTATAGAAATCTTTCTAGATATATTAGAGTAGAAGTTCATGAAAATGTTAGAAATGCTGTTTATTCAGACAACTTAGTTCCTTTCGGACACGAGCCTTACATTTCTCCATTTACTGTTTCTGATTCTAATAATTTCTCTAATGCAGCAGGTTATCCTTCAGCTTCATTAGTATTATCTAGAAGTTTAGATACTGATTTCAAAACTTACTATGGATTTAACTTTAACGAAACTGTTCTTAAGAATGGTATGAATAATTATTTAGCTCCATTAAGTGACGATGCTACAACAGCAACAAATACTACGTTTAGATTAGAAAAATGTATGGTGACTGGTTCAACTGTAACAGTTAACAGTGCACTACACGCTAAGAGGTTCTCAGTTGCATTCCAAGGAGGATTTGATGGTGTTAATCCAGCTACGCAAGTTATGATTGGAGGCGACATGCTATCATCTAATACTTTTGGATTTGACTTTGGTTCAACTGCGGGTAGTGGTTATCTAAATTACAAAAAAGCTTTAGATACAGTAGCTAATCCAGACGAAATAGATATTAACATGATCGTTATGCCAGGTATATTATCTGCTAACGCTTCAAACATTGTTCAAAAAGTAATTGATGTTTGTGAAGATAGAGGTGATGCATTCTTTGTACTTGATGGAGTTAACTCTGTCGCTGGAAACGCAATATCATCAGCAACTGCACAAGCTGATAATTATGATACTAACTATGCTGCAATGTATTACCCTTGGGTTAAAATACTTGACGCAACAGTTAACAAGTTTGTTTGGGTACCACCTTCAGTAGTTGTACCTGGTGTTATCGCATTCAACGATAAAGTAGCTTTCCCATGGTTCGCACCTGCAGGATTAAATAGAGGTAGTCTAAATACTGTCGCAGACGTATACACTAGATTAACTCATTCTGAAAGAGATGAATTATATGAAGGTAAAGTTAATCCAATAGCAGTATTCCCTAATACAGGTGTTTGCGTTTGGGGTCAAAAAACTCTACAAACAAAACCATCAGCTTTAGATAGAATTAACGTTAGAAGATTGTTAATAAAACTTAAGAAATTTATCGCTTCATCTACAAAATATCTTGTATTTGAAAATAACACAACAGCAACAAGAAATAGATTCTTAAATATAGTTAACCCTTATTTAGAAACAGTTCAATCGCAACAAGGTTTATATGCCTTCAAAGTTGTAATGGACGAATCAAACAATACGCCAGACGTAGTTGATAGAAATCAAATGAAAGGTGAAATATTCTTACAGCCTGCAAAAGCTGCAGAATTCATTATCGTAGACTTCAACATAATGAGAACTGGTGCATCGTTTGAAGAATAAGATATAATTTATAGAATAAAAAGTAGATAAGATGATATTTATATATAGAGGAGAAAAGTAAATGGCAAATTTAGTCGACCCAAATGAAATAATGTTCACGGCCTTTGAGCCAAAACAACAAAATAGGTTTATATTCTATGTTGATGGAATTCCAGCATATTTAATTAAAACTGCTGCAAGACCAAAACTTTCAACAGAAGCTCTAGAAATTCAGCACATGAATGTATCTAGATATGTTAAAGGTAAAACAATATGGGAAACCATAGACCTAGTATTATATGACCCAATTGTACCATCAGGTGCTCAAGCTGTTATGGAGTGGGTAAGATTACACCACGAATCAGTAACAGGTAGAGATGGTTACGCAGATTTCTATAAGAAAGACGTAACAATCAACGTACTTGGACCAGTTGGTGATAAAGTTGAAGAGTGGACAGGTAAAGGAGCTATGATTACAGCTGCAGACTTTGGAGCAATAGATTGGACGCAAACTGCTGCGGCAAATGAAATTACTGTGACTATTCAATGCGATTACTGGATTCTACAATACTAATATTTTAACTCTATATAAATTTTTAAGAAATCCCTTACAATTTGTTTGGGATTTTTTATTATATTTTGCAAGAAATATATATTTATATATGTTATGTACAGGAGATACAGTTATGTCAGGAAAGGTAGTAGACCACGATTATCCAGGATCTGAAAGATTATCAGACGAAGAATTAAAAAATCAAGTAATACAACAATCGGCTAAGCCAATTGAAAAATCAACAAAGGAAATGAAGTTTCCAACAGAAACCATAGACTTACCTTCTAAAGGGTTATTATATCCTAAAGAAAGCCCATTGTCAAAGGGACAAGTAGAGGTAAAGTATATGACAGCAAAAGAAGAGGATATTCTTACTTCACAAAACCTAATAAAAAACGGTACTGTTATTGATGTACTATTGAAAAATCTTATTGTAAGCCCAATAA